AAATCAAACCCATTTATTATTTTAATAAAAAAACAAAATGCATTTGAATTAATTGTTTATAATACAGGTATATTATGGAATAAATTATCTCAAGAAATGGACATTTTAAAAAATAAACGAATAAAACCAACAATTAATTTTATATTTAATTATAATTCAGATGATACAATCAAAACTAATATTATTAATTTTTTATTAGAATACAACTTATCAAGTTGTGTTAAAGAAAATGAATATCCTGAAAATTTTACATATGATCCATTATATGATATAAACGATATTATTACAATTTTAAGTAAAACAAAACACGAAATAGATTTACAATTAGTTAATAGTTTTAATAAAGTAAATTATGTCGTTACAAAAAATAAAACTATTATTCCTATTAAAGAATCTGGAATTATAGATATACCAAAAATTTCATTTGAAGAATATATAGATAAAAACTTATTAGATATTAATGAAGTAACTAAATATTTAAAAGATCTTAATAAAATTTTAAAACGTCCAATTCAATTATTAGGAGTTACTACTAATAATGAAAATAAAATAAATAGTGCAATGACTAATTTTGGACAATTTATTCCTTTAAATCCAATAGACATTAGTAAAATGAAAACATCTTTAGAAATACTACCAATGAAATATTATTATGATATAGACGAGTCTTTAGCTAATAAAAAACAAATTGTAAACTCGGAAATTGAATGGAATACAAAAATAAAAACATTAAATGATAAAATATATCAAATTAAAAAATATTTAGGACAGTCATTTTTAAACGACGACACTTCTAAAAATCAAATAATAAATATTATAAAAACACCATTGATTTCACGATCAGAAAAAATAAATAATATAGTTAATTATTTACAACAAAAATTAAATTTACAAAATACCTTTGATATTAATTCATCAGATTTACCATTTATATTAAAACATATTGCAAATGAAATGATTAATGACAACATAGAAAATTTATTATTAAATAATTTAATCACTTCAAATGTTTTTAATCCAGATGAAATAATTAAACGCAATAATGAATCAATTTGGTTAAATCTAGATGACATAAAAAAATGGATCAAAAAATTCAAACAACAAGAATAAAAATTACCTTTAAAATTTTAATTAAAATTATTAATTAAAATTTACAAAAAATAATATATAAATTATATAATAAATGGATTATAAACACTATGTATTTTCAAGTTTATTAATTTTTAGTAATACTTTTATATTTGGTTTTTATATTAATAAATTTTTTGAAAATATTCAAAAACAAAATTCAAATATAAGTCCATTCTTTTTAGGATTAGTGCATTTATTCTTTATAATAAATTTTAGTTTTATATTACATAAATTCCATTTTGACCCAAATTTAGAAACATACTCATCTAAAGTATTATTTTCTACATTTTTAATTGGTTTACAAACTCAAATGATATCAAATCTTAAAACTATATTTTAGTAACGTAAAATATTACTATCATTTTCATTAACAACTATTGTAAATTTTTTATGAAAAACAGTACATTTATCTTTGCTATAATAAACAGGATATTGTATTAAAATACCATTTTTTAAACTTTCTTTTATTCCTAATTTATATTTTGGCTTATCTTTATATGGTACACAATCAAAAGCATTTTTTTGATATTCTTCATGAATTAATGAACAAAAAGCTTTTGATGAAGCTAACTTTAAATTATAAAAATACTCATTAAAACGATAAATATGTGGATTATGTAATTCTATATAATTATGTTCAGTTTCATTTTCTGAATTATTTTTTATTATTGTTAAATTTATAGTATATACATCATCCTTTTCAAATTCAAAACATAAATTTTGTTTACCAATTAACATATCTTCTTCATCATAATATTTTTTATAATTTGTAATAATATATTTTGATTCGTCCGTATATAACTTACCATCAAAATGTTGATAACTTATTGTATTTTCAACTGGAAAACAATTTAACTCTGTACATTTACTTTCTATATATGTTTTAACTTCATCATTAATTTCACCATGTTTTATAATTTTAACTATATCTTTTTGTATTTTATTTAAAAACTCTATATACTTTGTATTTTCATCATCAATGTTATTATATATAATTGTTTCACCTAATATAGCTATACATCCATCAATATTAACACCTAATTCTATTTTAACAACATCACCACTTTTAATAATATTATATTCATCATTAAAATTTTCACATGTATAATTACCTACACAATTATTTAAAGAAATACTTATAGGAAAAGCTATTCCTTTATTTTTTAATCGTTTATAAACTAATTTACATTCTTCATTAATTGTTTCATTACCTAATATTTCTAATGTTCTTACATCAAGAACTTTTCCAGACATAATATTATCTTTTAATATATTATATACTTTACCACAAATTTTAGCAGCTACATTATATTTAGTATATATAACAAGATCCATTATTATTATTATTAAATAATTATATTATAAAATTATTTAATTAAAAACGAGAAATTAATTATAAATCATAGTAGATAAAATAGATACAATTTGTTTTGATTTTTCTCTTTGTTGTTCTAATTTATGTTTATATTCATAACATACTCTTAACTCTTCTTTCATTTTCTTTAATTGATATTCAAAATTTTCTATAGAATTTTGATGACTTTCTATATGATCCTTTGTATTTTTTAAATATTTACCATGAAGATACATAACTTCATCCAATTGTAATTGTTTATAACATATATTACATTTTCTACTCGAAAAATATTCTGTATCAATAATAGGATATTTATATACATCTTCAAAATGTGTTTCTGCTAAACATTGAATATGATAAATATGATCACATGATAAAATAAAAAAATTATCTTTACTAGAATTACTTTTACACAATTGACAATAATAATCAGATTTTTTTATATCTTTTTTCTCATTTCCACTTTCTATTTCTTGTGTTTTATTTAAATAATAATTATGAACCTTTTCTATTTTACTAGTTTCATTTATATTTTCATTTACTTTGTCGTTCACTTTTAATTTATATATTTCATTTAATTCTTGAGATGATTCATTACTAACAGTACTTTTATTATCATAACTTTCACTATCATTATCATATATTTTTTTCTTTTTTAATATATTCATCATATTATTCATTTTATATAAAAAATATAAAATTCAATATTAAAATCATTTTTTTATTATATCTACAAGTAAAACAAATACTCTATTTTAATAGCTTCAGTTATATTATAATTCAAATATTTTTTTAATTTTTCCAATAATATTAGATGTTTAGTTTTTATAGGAACACTAGCGTCTGGATTGTATCTAATAAATATACATGGTAAACCTAAATTAAAACATATATTATTCATTCGTGTTAATTCGCATTGTGCATCATAATATTTATGTTGAAATTCATCAACTTCTAATATAACAAAATAATTATTACAATCAAATACAAAATCTGGTCTATATTTATTACATTCATTTGAAATATTACATGGTTTATCATGTTTAAAATCTATATTTTCAACATATCCATTTTTTATTAATAAATTTTTTATAGTAATTTCTTTAGTTTTTATTTGTTTAGTTGGATTACAATAACAACATAATGTTTGATTTTTTTTGTTATATGATTGTCTATATTTTAAGTTACAAGAAATACAATTAAAAAATTTACTTCTTAAATCTATCATATTTTTTTCAGAATGTTCTTTACAATAAATAGGTTTATCAATGCCATAACTTGGTTGTTTATTACAAGTTTCATTTTTACATAAATTATTTCTTACATTAATCATCGTTTCTTTTTTATGTTGCGAGCAAAATATAGGTTTATTTTTTTCAAATCCGTATAAAGCAGAGATTAAACAATTATCTTCTTCACATATTTTTTTATCAACTTCAAACATATTTTCTTTTTTATGTTTCGTACAATAAATAGGATTATATTTTTCTAAACCATAACTTGGTGTAATACTACAATTATCTTCTTTACATTTTTTATTTATAACATTAACCATATCACTGGACTTATGTTTATTACAATATTTTGCTTTTTCACCTGAAAAATTAAAAGAAGCACTCGTATCACAATCTTCTTTAATACATACATTTGAACGTGTATTAATCATACCATCTATCTTATGTAAGCTACAATATATTGGTTTATCATTTTTAAAAGCATATAATGGTTGCCTATTACATTTTTCTTCTTTACACTTTTTTACCATTAAATAATATTAAAATACTATTAATGTTATTTTTAAATAAAATTTTAAATTATATTAGTACTAATTTGAATGCCACAATATTCAACTGGGTTTTCAAAATAATTTTGATAGTTATATATATCTAACTTTATAGATTCTATAACTAAAAATTTAAATATCGTTCTAAATTCTTCACCATGACCTTGTATAGCATATCCATTTTTGTCATAATTACATAAATGTGCAAGTTCATGTAATACAACATACATTAATAAATTTATATCATATACATGTTCATTTGCGTCTCTAGTTCTTAAACAAATATGCATTTCTTGTTTATTAATAGTATATGTTGTATACCTTGAATCTATAGCTGCTTCAGATAATACACTATATGAATAATTATCCTTTAATTTTTTTATAAAATAATACTTATCACTATTTTTAAAATTCATATCTAAATGATTAATTAATTTTTCTATACGTTTATTTATTTCAGAAAGAATATTCACAGATTCCTTAAGATATTTATCATCTTTATTACCTCTTCTAATTACATAATAATTATTATCTAAATCTGATTTAAAACTAACTATATCACCATATTTCAAAAATATAAAATATATAATTAATATCACAAATATTATAATAAGTATATACTCCATTCTTATTATACATGTATAAAAAAGAAATAATAAATTACATTAGTTATTATTTCTTTATTTCTTTATTATGGTTTATAATCTAAACTTAATTTACAAACTGGACAAAATTTACAATCCTCCTTTTTTACACATAAATCTTTCATCAATTTATTTGCATTTGATTGCAAAAACGCTCTGTATTCATGAGCATTAGTAATATTATATTTTTTTTGAATATAATTATTCAATTCACAATTAGGATTATAATCTGTAAATACACGAGCATCACTCATAACGAATTTAGGCATTAAAGTATTATTATATATTCTCAAGATAAAAAATTCTAAAAATTCCTTATTAATTATTAATTAAAAATCTATTATAATTATCACCTAATCTAAAATTTAAATGTTCCAATTCTACATCTGAATGATAACCACCATTTTCTAATTTCCCTTCTAAATCACTTATATTTTCATCTAAATGTAATTCATTTTCATCTAAATGTAATTCATTTTCATCTAATTGTAATTCATTTTCATCCATTATTATATTATTTTCATTTTCATCTTCATTTTCATTTTCTGTCGTGTCATTTTTCTCGAGCCTTACATTATCATTAATAACGATATTTTTATTTGTAGTTTCAATTTTACTTTGTTTTTCACTTTCATCTAATAAAGAATTTATTAATTCTGGTGTCATTATTTGAACATTTGCAGAACCAGAACTAGTTTTGGTTATATTATCATTGTTATTACGACGTTGTAAATGATCATTTATTACTAATAATTCTTTATCCAATACATTAAATGTTTTTGATATATCATTTTTATAAGATTCTAAATCTTGAATTCTTATTTTCATATTTTTATTGTCTATATGCACTTTTTCAAATTGATAATATAAATTTCTATAATTTTTTTCAGATTCTTGAAATTTATTAAAATAATACCAACTAATTAACCCCATTATTATTAAAATAATAAGAGATCCAGATGTTTGACCAGACATATTTAAATTTAATTATATTAAAAAGATAAATAATTAACGAACATTTATCTTTTAATTATCAATATATTCCAATAATATATCATCAATTGATATCTTTATGTTTTTGCTTTTCCGTACGGAAAAGCAAAGTTTTGTAATCTTCATTTTCTACAAAATTACTTTTTATGGTCTTCATTGCATTACCTTTATTCGCAAATCCTATCATTTTAAATACGTGTTCTAGGTTAATTGGATAATCTTCAGTTGCGTGATAATTCATATACATATATAGATTTGCAACATACCAATGTTGTTCTTTTTCTGTGAATGTTTCGTTTAATTTATCAACTATTTTAGACTGTATATCTATAGATAATGTTGTATTACTATTTTTAACTAGTTCTGTAAAATTTATCGATTTAGGTTTAATCAATTCTAACATTTTTAATATTTTTATTAAATAATTATATAGATTTTGGTTGAAAATTTTTATAAAATGGTTTGTAAGTTTTAAACGGTGATTGACGTTGAAATGTTCGTTTGCTTGTATAATAAAAATTTGAACAAACATAATTATTGTTCATTGCAATAATATCGTTATTGACCTTTTCTATAACACCTTTTTTAGCAGTATCATATGGTCTTATTACCTTCATACATTCCTCATAAGTTAACCAACCAATATTTTTGACTTCTCCAGTTTGAATTTTATTTTTATAATCTATTTTTGGTGCAGGAATACCACTTTTCATTTTAACTAAATAATAAATATGACGATATTCTATACCATTTGTACCAATAAATTCTTCATGAATAATTGGATAATTTTTAATAAAATCATAACAAGATTTATCATACCCTGTCTCTTCATAAAACTCCCTTTCGGCACACCCTATATTCGTTTCTCGCATGTTGCGTCTACCCTTTGGATAACCGAATTCGGTATGCTCAAAGGACGTTAAATTACCAAATTCACGAATCAACTCAGGGACATCTAAATTTTGGTATTTTTTATATGCAGCTTCATATTCGTTTTTAAAACATTTAGAATCATGATTTACCCATAATGTATTCCAAATATCATCAAACTTTTTTGTCATTAAATTATTTTTTTCTTGTTCTGTCATTTCATTTATAAAAATGGGCAAAATTTCTTTTAACTTATCAATATCATCTGGATATTTTCCCCTTACAAAATCCGTATAACCCATTGTATCTTTTCTTTGAATCATCAAATATTTAATATATGGATATTGTTTTTTACTATTCTCATTGTAATTTAAAATATTCTTTAAAGAATCATTAATATCACCAACTTCATCATCAGGAGAATTTATTACCTTAAATGCAATAATTCCAAAACTCGTAATTGGATTTACACATTCTTTTACAACATGACCCTTCTCACCACAATTAACACAATATACATTTTTATATTTTGTTTTAACATCCCTTTTTAATGGATTATAAATTAACAATTCTTCTTCATTTAAATAAATATAATTATCAACTTCTAAATTATCTAAATCATTTTCATTATGATTATCACACATAGCATATATATAAATACTATTTCTTATTAATAATAAATTTTATATTTTTAAATTCGTTTTTTTATTAAATAATATACCAATGTTTAATTTTTATTTTTAATTTACATTTTTAAATTAATAATAATGGATTTATATTTGTTCAATACTGTTATTAATACTATTTGGTATATTTTTACAATATTATTTGTTTTATATAAATTTACATCATTTTTTTCCTATATATACAATTTTATAAAATTCTGTGGAAAATTATTTACTTGGATTAAATATATATATGATCAAATAGTAATTTATTTACAAAAAAAAAGAGGATACAAATATACCTTATTAAATGATTTAGAATCTCAAACAACACAAACAAGAAAAACATATTTTCAACAAATAAAAGAAAATATATGGAAGAGTTATATAAAACTAAAATTATATTTAGGATTTTCACATAAACAACCACTATCATCACAACATTTAGGAACTCCTTTAACAGAAATTGTATCAAATAGTAATATAAAAAACCAATCTTATTATAACTCTTCCGAACAAAATTATTTTGATTCTAATTTAGATGATTTAGATGAAAGTTCTATTTTATATAATTATCTTAATGATGAAATAAACAATTCTGTTTCTGATAATTTTAATGTACAAAATTCTGAATATTCAGACGATCTAGTTAATTTAAAAGGTTCAGAAAACACAAACAATTTAGAAAATTCAGAAAATTTAATAAATTATTTTAATAATACAAATTTATCAAATTTTAATTCAAATAATACAAATTTATCAAATTTTAATTCAAATATAATACCTTTAAACAATAATTATAATATTGAATCACATACATCTATAATAAATACATTTTCTGAAAAAGAAATTAATCGTCCATACGATGTAAATAATAGTAATGTATTATTTAATTCAAAATTTATTTTAAATTCTATAAAACAAACAAAACGTGAAAACGAAACGGCTCCATATTTATTTGAATTTGAAAATAACAAAATAGATAAAAAAATAAAATTAAATAATTCTATTTGTGTTAACGAAGAAAAAAAAGACAATCTTTATAATTTTGATAAAGAAATAACGAAAAATCCTTATATATAAAAATTACAAATCGAGTTTCATACCATATATTTTTTCTAATTTATTTTTATTATCATCATATGGTAAACAACTTTGATAATATATTTTCTTAGCTTTTGATAACTTGATAAATATTTTTTTTTTTATTTCATCAACAGTTAATTTAGGTTTTATGTTTAACTCGTTTTCATGTAAATTTAATTGATTTAATTTTAATTCATTTAATTCTTGTTTATTTAATGTCTGCTCATTTAAATCTTTATATAATATCATATCAATATTACTCGTAACAAATTTTAAAAGTTGTTTAACTGAAATATTATTATCAACTACATTATCATTAATTGTATATTGTATTTTAATAGTTTTATTATCAATAGATTTAAATTTATATATTATAATTTTTAATCGAATTTTAGAATTACAAATATTCCATCCACATATATATGTTGTACAAAATGTAAAATTACCAATTAATTTAATTAAATCATCTACAAAAATTTCAACTTTATCTTGATTTATTTTAGATTTATTTAATACAGTTTTATTTTTATTAATAAATTCATCAATGTTATTTAATATTGTATAATTACATTTATCATAATTATATAAATACCATTTATTATTATGGTATTCTAAATAAAAATATCCATTGTCATAATAATAATAACGTTTTTTTTCTTTTTGTAAATTCATTATATCATTTTGTAAACATTCCATTTTATAAACTTTTACTAATTTAATTTTATAAATCAATTTTTCATAAAATTTTATAAAATTAAATTTAATTATTCACTATCACTATCTGAATCATATTGAACAGTTTTAATTTTCCAACCTTGAATTTTATATACATTTTTTTTATCTAATCTAAATTCTGTACAAAGTGCATTTTCTAACTGTTTAATAAAATTATTAAACTTACCAAATGTACTTCTAACTGTATAATCAGCTTTAAATATATCTTTTAATTGCTCTTTTGTAATAAAATCTTGTTTTGTTGCCAAAATAACATTTTCATCTATAAATTGTTTAATAATATTATTATCATTTTCATATTTTTTAGTCACCTTTAATACATCATGTGGTGGAGTTAAACCATCTCTTCTATATAATTTATAATAATCAATTAAAATACACATAAATACACATTTAAAATTATCTAATTTAGATTTCAAATCTTTATCTATTTTATATTCATAAATCCCTTGATTTACATGATCGTCTGTAGGATTTTCAACAAAACGTGAACTAAACTCTGTTATTTTTAAACGTCTAATTGTTCCACCATCTATATCAATAGCAGGAATTTTATTACAACATAAAAAAAATTTTGCATTTGGTTTAAATTCAAACTGTTGAGAATGCAATTCTCTTGTAGAAATTCTATCCCCACCAGTTAAAGCTTTCATCACACCTGCTTGTATTATTTCATTTGATTCAGGTTCCTGCATAATAACAGCTCTTTTATTTATAATATTAGCTAAAGCACTATTTGCACTATTTGATGACTCTCTTTTTGATGTAATCAATGAAACAGGACTAACACATGCATAATCACCTAATGCTTTTAATAATAAATCTGTAATAGTACTTTTACCATTACCACCTGTATTATTTTTCCCAGAATAAATATAAAAATTCTCATCCCTTATATGACCATCCAAACAACTTGCCAAAGATTTTAATGTAAAATCTCTAACATCTTCTTTTGGTAATATTTTACAAATAAGATCAAATAATTCAATATATAAAGGATGATCTCTCGAATAATAAATATACTCATATCCCGTTGACATTGAAATATAATCACTATTAATACCCCTTCTAAATTCCATTGTAACTAAATCATAAACACCATTTTCAAAACCAATTAAATCCTTATTTTGATCAATAATTTTATAAAAGTTTGAATTATAAAATTCTAATTCTAAACAATTAAGTTTATTACCCGACCCTAATAATTTTAAAATATTATGATAATTTTTTATTAATTCTTCACTTGCACCTTCCTTTATTAATAATCGTCTATAATTTTCTACTTTTGTAAAAACATTATTAATCATCAATTTCCTTAAATTAAAACTTTTGTTTTCCTTTACCCACCTAATCGAATTAAAATAATACCATTCATTTTTTTCAGGATTACTACAAACAAATTTCTCACCATATAATCTATAAATTAATTTTGATATAATATTATCAAATGGTCTTAAATATTTTATATCATGATTCGGTATTTCATCTGCTATTTCACTATAATCATCAGGATTATCTATTTTTGCTAAATATATTAAATTATGTATTGTATAAATATATTCACTATTTTCAAATGAATCCCAAGCTATTTCACAACTCTTTTCATCATAATTTTCCCATTTAGAACTAAAATAATGCCACAAATCACTAGATTCTTTATCTATAGAATGTAATATATAACCCACATTAAGCCATTTATTTCTATCTGTAAATCTATCTGGATCAAGAATATCTAAATATTTTCTAATTATTTCCTTGTCTGAATATATATCACCATCATTTATTAAATGTACCTTTTTATTTGTTTCTTTTTTTTTATCAACTGATTTATATTTATAAAGAATACTATTTCCTTCAATAAATGTCACACATGTCTTTTTAAAATGATCAAACGTTGTATCTTCTAAACTTATTACATCCTCTCTTAACTCAGTTAAAAACACCGACGTATCTAATAAATATAACGGTCTATTTTGACCATATTTTGTACACAACAAACTTCTAAAACATTTCGGCGCATAAACAGTTGTATCAATAATCTTTTTATCAAACAAATCCTTAAATTTCGGCTTTAATTGCTCTTCTACAAATAATTTCATATTCCTATAATCTGAAAAATGAATACCCTCAAAAATAATATGATAACTCTTTTTCTCAATATCCGGTATAGATTTTAATATATATACTCCTGTTATATTCTGTAAAATAGACCTTACATAATTTATTATACTCAAAATATCATTTCTATGTGTTAATTGTTGTTCATTTATCTTTTGTAAACGTTTTTTCATATCCGTTGTATCTATAATCTCTGTCTTTTTCTCATAATCAATAAAAAATTTCATATACTGCGATGGCGACCACGACTCATAATACTTGTTATCTCCATTTTTAACTCTATCAAATATATTCTGATAACTATCAGCTACCAAAATTTTCGCAAAATTCGAATTTAAATCCCTTCTAAAAAATGCTAAATTATTACTTTTACAATATTCTATACACTCTATAACTTTTGTAAACTCCATATAATTTTACTCTACTCTAATCTCTATAAATAATTTTATTTTTAAGTAATTACTCATTACCTATTTATTAAAACATTTATTTTATACATTTTGTTTAAAATAAACAAATAATATATTGTATACATTTAAACAAATGTATAAAAGACAAAATAATTTACAAGCAAGACATATATACCCATATCCATATCCATATCCATTTCCTTATCCATATCCTTATAACTGTTATTATCCTTATTTAGATTATTATTATGATTACGATGACTACTATTATGATCACGATGACTATTATGATGATGATTATTATTATTATGATCGAAATCACAATACTCTAAATAATTTTGATAATATAGATAAACATGTTAGACTAAAATCTTTATTTCAACAATCAAAAATGCCACCACCACCAATGTCAAGACGTATGATTAAATCACAACCAAAAATCCAACGAAGACCAAGATCATCTTTTAATTAACTAAAATAAAAAAAGGGCGTTACTTTTAAAAAAGTAACATCAAAACTAGGCTCACGCCTGCAACAACTAATACTATAACTGGTAATAATTTAATTGCAGGCGTGAGCCTAGTTTTGATGTTACCTTTTTAAAAGTAACGCCCTTTTTTATTTTTATTTTTATTTTTATTTTTTTAAACATTCAATAATTTTTTCCTTAGCAAGAAGAACACCAAATTCACTACCACAAATATTAATCTTACGCTTGGTTCCAAATCTATCATTACATATTTTAATATTTGCACCAGACTCCAATCTTATATTTGTAATTATACTACCTCTATTACCTATGATCTTTCCAATATCCTTATTATCAATCATCATCTCAACTGATTCATTTGAAATAATCGATTTAGTATCATCTTGTAAAGATTCAGAACAAGAAGAACCCATACATTCAATAAATAACTCATAACGTTTATTGTCTTCCTCAGATAACTCCTTGGAAAAAAAGATTGGTGGAAAATAATACTCAAACGACGACAACATTTACTTTATACAAATAATTATATTTTTCAATATAAATTCAATTTTTTTATTAATCAAACGTTAAATAACATATATTATTTAATAAAAAGATAGTTCTCCGTGTCGGGCTTGAACCGACGACCCTTCGCGTATAAGACGAATGCTCTAACCAACTGAGCTAACGGAGATATCATTATATTATAATAAATGATATCTCTATTAAATAATACTCTTTTTAATTTACATTTTTACTTTTTTTATTTTTTTTACTTTTTTTATTTTTTTTACTTTTTTATTTATGCTTGAACACCTCTTTTAGCACGCCCTTTAGGTTTAGGTGGTGCAACTACAACTTCTTCTTCTACAACTTCTTCCTCGTGCTCTACTAACTCTTCTTCATCTTCTACAACTTCTTCTTCATCATTTACATCAAGCTTTTTTGTAGCTTCAACAACTTCATTTTCAGTATCTAGATCATCTTGATGTTCTTCATCTTCATCCAACATTGCATAACCAGTGATACTTTGTTGATTTTTGTAAACCTTGGCTTGAACAAGTTTCCACTTTGCAGAAATTTTACTAGTAATACTAAGATATACTAATTCAAGAACCGCAACAACTTGACTTCCCTTTGGAACAACCATATCAAAATTTGATTCATTCATCTCCAACTGAGTTTTATTGTTATCAAAAATTAAAACTGGTGTTTTATACTTTTTACTACTCAAAAATCTACCAGTAAAATTTTCAGAATCAAGATCTCTTTCACGATCTAACTTTACACGCACACGAGATGGATAATCTAATACATTACCATCTTTATCAGTTGGAATTTTAACAGATGGTGAATAATACGCATCTTCAACTGTTTCCATAGAAACCTTTTGTTTCCCCAACCATTCCTTACTTTTAGACACAATAGTTTGTTTAACCAATTCATCAAATTCTTCCAACTTAGTATGAAATTCACGAATCTCAACTGAATTCTTATCTTCTTTGTCCTCTCCACCAAAAGACATTTCCATTTCAAACGAATCATCTTTGTTATCAACTGCATCCTTTTTACGCCATCTTTTAATACCATTTGGTACATACATTTTTGGTGTTTGAACCATAATTTTGCCACCGTTATAATTTACATAAACCATTTTTCTCCCGTGATTGTCAGTTTTTACGTCTGAGAATGAAACTTTGTTCAAATCAAGATTGACTGCTTTAATAATAGACATTTTTAATTGTTGTTGTTGTTATAGTTATATAAAACAATTATGTTTAAATCAAATTCAATTTTTTATTAATTAATTTTTATATTATTTTACATTATCGCGTTTTAAATTTTTAATTTAAAAATTAGAGTATTTATAAATTTAATAAAAATGTCTTTATCAATAAATAAACAACAAAAAACCTCCACAGCTATTAAAACAAATTTATCAGAAGAAACTTCTACCCAAAGTGATCTTGATATTGATACCAAATTAAGTCTTCTTATGAAATCTTTAACTGACTTTTATAAAGATTCTATTTATATAGAACAAATCAAAAATATTATAGATCAAAATAGCGTTATTTCACTTAGAATTTTAGATTGGTTTATTACAAATTATGCAAAAAAACACAGAACTATTATTACAAATAACAAACGATCAATCGACGTTTATCAAAATTACAAATTACAATTAAAATCCTTCAGCAAGAAACATTTTGACCCTTTTTGTCGTAAGAATAAGATCATTTTCTATTATAACGACAAAGATCATATAGAAACCAGTTGCGGCCAATTATGTTTCTTTAGATGGTGCTTTGAAAATAATATATTAAATTATGTCAAAGATAACCTCAGTATTATCGAGCAAGATATGAAAAATTCATTAAAATCTAAAAAAAATACCAAAACACCAGAATCTTGTCAAAAACGTCAACCTTTAAGTGTATCTGCATCCAGAAGTGTATCCAAACAAAATGTCAAATATACAGTAAAATTTGATTAAATAAAAATAATTTATTATAATTAAAATATTTTTATTTATTATAAAAATAATGTATAATATTTTGCTAATAATAATAATAATAATACTTTTGATTAGATACTTTTTCTTAGTAAAAAAAGAAAATCTTACAAATGAAGATATAGATAAAATTGAATCTACATGTCCAGATATGACATTTGAAAAATTTTTAAAAATATTTAATAATAATATTGATGACATGGCAAAATTTTTATCTGATAATGGAGTTCCGGTAGAAATAATAGGAGACTATAGTAAATATGATAAAATAGTATCTTATCTTATAAGTATAGGGAGATTTGATAAAAGTATATGTGAAATTAATTATTGATAAATATATTAAATTTTGTTATAACTTTATTTAAATTGCATAAAAATTTCGTATTAAAAGGATTTACAAGATGTAATTTATCTCTTTCATTTGGCGGAATTAATATAACTTTTTTAGAACCTTGTATTTGTGTAAGTATATTATTATGTTGATCATAATGCAAACTACTATATATATTTCCAAAATTTATCCAAAGATTAAAATTTGCATATGGTTCATTTTGAATAAACATAGGTTTAATAGAATCGATGTTTATATTTTTAATTTCTGATTGTATTAAATAATAATTCTGATTATTCTCACTATTAATTCCCAATTTATAAAAATCATCTATATTCATATATGTTTCTATACACGAATTTGGAAAAATATTTTTAATATAGTTTGAAGTAAAATGTTTATTATTTGATTTCGTAATCAATACGTTTCGATTTTTAAAAAATTTTTTAATATTTTTATTATTCATATTAAAAAAGACCCATTTTTTATTATGTTTAAAATAATCTGTTAAAATAAAAGGCGTCGATGATTTTATATATTTATCATAATTAATTGTAGTTACGCTTTCTTTTGTTACACTTGATGTATTAAATGTAAAATTAGAAAAATCTCTACAATCTAGACAACCATTTGTATATTCTGTAAAAAAACTAGTAGCAATATTCATTTTTGAATTTTGATCTACTTTTTCTGATAAAACATAATGAAACCAACCTGCTGGAATAAATAACATATCACCCGGATTTATTGTTATTTCTATTTTTTTTGCAGAATTATAATCATTGTATATTTCGTTTTTTGGATATGGCTCTGGTATTTTTGAAAATCTTCTTTGAACATAAAATTCATTAAAATCTTTAAAAAAATTATTCATTATTTATCGTAATATTTATGATATATAATACCAAAAATATTAAAAATCTAAATTATAAACGTTTTTATTAATTCCCATAAACAAATGGTAATAATTTGTCTTAAATTGTATTTTAATTGTCTTTTGTACTAAATGGTACTATACGCTTTTTAGCTCTTACATTTACACCACCATATCCTACACCACGACCATAACTTGTATTAGGTTTTGCCTGAATTTTTGTATCTGGTGTCCCCCCACCTCTACCATAAGATTCTTTAGTAATTGTCTCTATTGGTCTTCTGCAAAGAAGACCATCATCTACATATCCTTCCGGACATCTCTCATAACAAATACCTGCTATATTAGTTTCATTCGAATTACAAGTCCTAGCTCTATCACCTATATTTTTTGAAACATATGGAAAATCCAATCTATAACAATCGTCCCACCCAGTTCTATTTCCCCAAACGTATGTTGGTCGCTGTTGTGGACCTGTGCAGCCAACAGCACCCCACGAATCCTTATAATTATGTTTCCAACACGTACCAGCTACATCATAACCATCTGGACCACAAGATTCCCAGTCTGCGATTCTACTTTTTTTAGTAATTACTTCTCCTCCACGACTACAAAATGCACCAAGATCTTTATATCCAGCAGGACAGTTTTTCCAACATACTGGACCAGCTCCAGAAAATCCATCTCGACATTTAGGATAACATAACGCTCCATCTTTATCTTCATTAGAATCACAATAACCTGCTCTTCTACAAAAAGCACCATCATCTGTCCATCCATCAGGACAATCAGGAGAACAAACACAACATCCAACTGGATGAAATCCAGTTCTACATTTAGGATAACACATAGAACCATTTATCTCATCACCCTCCTTACAACCAACTTTTCTACAAAAATATCCGTCATCAGTTTCGTCACCATTACATTTTTCATATTGTGCTGGATCAAAAATTTGTTTTAATCCTCTGACAATAGTAGTACCAAAAATCATTTCTGCTATATTTTGACCTTGATTAATCATACAATCATTTTGTTTTATGTCATTATTCCATGCCCAATCAGCTCCTTTACTTTTACAATATGTTTCATTAATTTTACAAAGACCTGTTTGAGTATCATATGGAATATTAACTGAGTCGCATATACCTCTAACTCCAGAACTTTGGCCTATACAAGCCCCACCGAATAAATCATCTTTATACTCTGCGTATATTTCATTTGAGTCATCTTCCTTAAGAGGCCAGGAATAACTAGATTCGCATTGTTGTCTATCTTTATAAGAACATTGAAAATCTGAACCACCTCTATCAACAGTTTTACCACCTAGAGATGTACATATATTATTCTTAGCTTTTTCTATAAGTTTATCCATATCTATTAAAGCCATATATTTATCCATTACTTCTGGTTTTTCAGTATCTTCTATCTTAATTATACCTTTTGTTACATCTTCTGTAAGTTTGTCGAACATTGGTTTAACTAAAGGTTCATTAGGGTTTTTTTCTGGATCCATAAGTCTTTCAACTTCTTTAGGAATTCTTGCAGAATAATCTTCTGATGATAATTTATCAAGTGGTCCTACAATACTTGGATATTTTCCACCTGCTTCGTCAAATGCTTTTTTAAGTTCAGCGTTTATTCCATCTCTCATTTTAATATACTCAGCTAATGTACCCATTTTTCCATATCCACCTGCGTCTCCTATATCTAAACCCATACTTAAAACATCAAATGCAAGCATGGCTGCTCCAACTGGACCCATAGATCCAGCAAAAGCTAATTTTGATGTTGATTTTGCAGCTGTTTTTGCTGCAGCTTGTGCAGCCTTTGCAGCGAGTAGTTGAGCTGCTTTTTCTGCAGCCTTTTGACCTGATCTTAATCCAAGACGAGACAACAGTGCTGCTCCTCCCTTTGCTCCCATTTTTTGTAAAACACGAGCAGTTAATTTTAATGCTTGTTCTGCAAATTTATATGCTGATTTTGCAACAGTTTTTTGAACTACTTTATTTCTAACTGTTTTAATAACAGCTTCTACACCTAATTGTATACCAATAGCAGCGACAACATTTTTATCAGTTACAACATCTTTTATAATATTTCCATATTTTGCTATTTCAGAAGGTGGACCTTCAGTTGTTTCAGGTATAGATTTTTTGGATGTAGGTGTAGGAGTTGTTGTTTTAGAAGGTGTTGTTGTAGGTGTAGGAGTTGTTGTTTTAGAAGGTGTTGTTGTAGGTGCAGGCGTGCCAGCAGTAGATGTAATTGATGTAGGAGTTTTGGTAGTAGGTGCAGACGTGCCAGCAGTAGATGTAATTGATGTAGGAGTTTTGGTAGTAGGTGCAGACGTGCCATCGGCAGGTGTAATTGATGGAATTCTGGCAGGCGTGCCAGCAGCAGGTGTAATTGATGCTACAGGTGTAGTTTTTTTAGAAGATGTTTGAGTATAACCTCTTATAAAAGCTTCTTCTAATATTTTATCTTTTTTTTCTTGATCTTGTTTTTGTTTTTGTTTATACAAAAAGTATCCAATAATACTTACTACCATAACACTAAAAACTATAACGCTACTTGAAATAGATAATCCAAATAATGAATAATCTTCTTCTATAGGCTCTTCCATCTATTATTATATATATACAATAAAAATATTTTATAAAATAAAAATATTTTATAAAATTACAAAATTAAATATTTTTATTTTATTGTATAATAATAAATGTCTGCTGCATTTGCTAAAAGTTTGAGTAAAGGAGCAAGTAAAGAATTTCTTGAAAAAATTACAAAACAAGCAGCTGAAGGTGCAGCAAAAGCAACAGCTGAAAAAGCAGCAAAAGAAGCAGCTCAAAAAGCGGCAAAAGAAGCAATTGAAAAAGCAGCAAAAGAAACAGCTGAAAAAGCAGCAAAAGAAGCAGCTCAAAAAGCAGCAAAAGAAATCGGTGAAAAAGCAGCAAAAGAAGCAGCTGAAAAAGTAGCAAAAGAAGCAGCTGAAAAAGCAGCAAAAGAAACAGCTGAAAAAGCAGCAAAAGAAGCAGCTGAAAAAGCAGCAAAAGAAACAGCTGAAAAAGCAGCAAAAGAAACAGCTGAAAAAGTTACAAAAGAAGGAGCTGAAAAAGCTACAAAAGAAGGAGCTGAAAAAGTTACAAAAGAAGCTGGTAAACAAACTGCAGCATCTGTAGCAAAAAAAGCTGCAATTGCAGCAGCTGTTATTGGTGTAGGAGGATATTTAGCTGGTACTGCTTTAGCAGAATATAACAGGAAAAACGGAAGAAAATTTAAAATTAAATCTATTAAAGATTCGTCATCGCCATTAGATACTTCATATAAAGCAATAATTATATTTGATGAACCAGAAAAAATTACTACAACTGATCAAGTTTCATTTACTGAAACAGATTCTATCCCATCGTTAGATAATACCGGTCAAAGAACTATTACAAAAATTATTTCTTCTACTCAAATAGAAGTTTCTTGTGATGAAAAAATAACCACAGCTGGTACTAAAGGGTCTATGACTTTATATACTACTTATGAAAGTCAATTAGCTCAACAAGTAAAAGGCGCTGGTGAAACTGTAGGTGGAGCAGCTGGTGCATTGGGTGCAGGGGTAGGTGCTGCTGCAGGTGGTGTTGCAGGTGGTGCAGGTGCTGCTGCAGGTGGACTGTTTGGAGGAATTTTTAAAGGACTTGGGCTTAGTGGAAATAATTTAATAATAGCTATTATAATATGTTTTGTGTGTTCTATATGTTCATCAATTGCTGCAGGAGTTGCAATGCAACTAACATAATCTTCATTAAAAAAAAATCTTAAAATTAATAATATAAATTATATTATTAATTATTTTATAACCATTTATTCATTTTTGTGAATAATAATTATCTTGAACCCACATTTGACTATTTGCTCTAATTGCCATTTTTAAGTCTAAAACACCAGAATCCCTTTAAGTGTATCTGCATCCAGAAGTGTATCTAAACAAAATGTCAAATATACCGTCAGATTCGACTAATATTTTATATATTATACAACAATATTTTTTTTTTACAATTATTTAATTATTTAATTATTTAATTATTAAAATGGCAATTCATCCATATACATTGTTTCCCACCAATCAGCACCCTGTGGTTTTCCTTTCCATCCACCCTGATCTGAAAGATAGCCACCTCTTGCAGATCTTATTCCATACTTTTTATCTTTTCTTACACATTGATTTAATTCAGCCAGAATATCTCTACCTTGAACTATTAAACCACCCTCAACATTAAGATTACCATTTCCTCCCCATGCTCTACTAACAATAACTCCACCTTTATTTAACAAATAT